GTGGAAGGGTGCATTATGGATGGTGCGTATGGCCTCGCCCGTGACCTTGTCGCGGAGTGTGAGGAAATGGGGGAAATAGTACTCGCAGAAAGCAGCATAGTCACGCCTGAGTCGGCTGATGCGCTGTTCCCGTTGCGTGGCATTCTCTCGGACGAGACTCTTCGTATCAGTCAGGTTCTGGATCTGGCGGCAGTGCTCCCGCCATTCCTCCTGCATCTTTTTCAGGTCGCTGATTGTTGGCATGGTTCCATTATTATAAAGATGCTGGTGAACTCATTTTTTCCATGAGGAACTTGTTCTGGTACTTATTGATGGCCTTGATGAGTTCGGGTGTGATCTCCGGATCGTAGGACGCCTGATCCTGAATCCAGCGGTTGAAGGCCATGAATACCTCGATGGCATCAATGACGTTAGCCTTCTTGTCGAGTTTCTCGATAGTAGCCGATAGTTTAGAGAGTTTGTCGGCAATCGTTCCGATGGCCTCCGGGTTGCCCGTTGCGTTGACCTGCGTGATGAGGTTATCGATGGCGAGGAGGAGCTTGTTGACCAGCTCCGGGCGTGTGATCTGTGTGGCCGCCCGCTGCTCTTTCCAACTTTCCGCTGCCGACCACTTGGATACTGACTGGCGTGACACTTCCAGCTGATCAGCAATCTCCGAGAGTTCCATCCCTGAGAGATAGAGGGAACGGGCCACCGTCTTTTTTCTTTCGATTTCTGCTTTTTTCATTTTCATTTGTTGTTTTTAGTTGCGACCCAGTCGCAACATACGCGACTTGTCAAGTGCAAAGTTGGCAAAAATAGGTGATGCTGCGAAAAAAGTGTGCAACGGTTGCATAGATGTGTGCAACGGTTGCATACTTATTTTTTGGTTTGTGGGAAAATGGGTAAACTTGCACCGGTAAATGGAGCCATTCCATGGTTGCGACCCAGTCGCAACATACATAATAAGCAAAAAGAAAAATGAGTAAGACGAAAAGAGTAAGAATCAGCAACGAGAGCCTGAACAGCTACGGGACGCGCGTATTGACGAGCGGCATGAACGTGGACCAGTACAACCGTAACCCCGTGCTGCTGTACATGCACGAGCGCGGTCAGGTGATCGGCTATGTGAAGGACCTACGGGTGGACGGTGACGAGGTTACCGGCGAACTGGTGTTTGACGAGGCCACGGAACTGAGCCGACGGTGCAAGAAACAGTGGGAGTTCGGCAGTCTGAAGATGGTGAGTGCCGGTCTAGACATCCTGGAACTGAGCGAAGACCCCAAGTTCCTGTTGACAGGTCAGACGCGCCCCACGATCAGCAAGAGCAAACTCTTCGAGGTTTCGGTGGTTGACATTGGAGCCAATGACGATGCCATTGTGCTGCAGAAGGACGGTAAGCGTATTGAATTAGGCAAAGATGCGGCAGACGTGCTGCCGCTTCTCAATATTAACAAACAAAAACCCAAAAAAGAAATGGATCAAGAGAAGTTAGCCCTTGAACTGGGCTTGCCCAAGGATGCCGACGAAGCGGCTATCAGCGCCGCCCTGGCCAAACTGAAGGGCTCTGCGCAGGAGTCAGAGACCCTACGTAAGGAACGCGACACGCTTCGTGCCGCCCGTATCGAAACCCTTGTGAACGCTGCCATTGCCGAAAAGAAGATCGGTGAAGACAAGAAGCAGCAGTTCCTGGATCTCGGCAAGAAGATCGGTGCCGAGGAGTTGAAGCAGACCTTCGACGCCATGTCGGCCCAGGTGAAACTGAGCGACATTGTGGGCCACGGCGGTTCCGGTGCTTCTGGAAACGGCGGAGGCGAGTACAAGAAACTGAGTGACGTGCCCGGTGAGGAACTGGCCAAGATGCGTGCAGAGAACCCTGCCCAGTACAAGAAACTGTACAAGGCCGAGTACGGTATTGAGTGTGAGATTTAAGTTGCGACGCGGTCGCAACAAACGAGACTAAAAAACCAAAGAGAAGAAATGAAAAGATTTTTAGTAGTGATCATGGCAGTTCTGGTGAACTGCGTGATGGGCAGCGTTCTGGCTGCCGTGGCCGGTGTTAACCCCGTGGTGGGAGCCGTCGGCCTGAATGTAGTTGCCGCCACGGTCGGCAACGTGGTGCCCTCGGGCAGTCTGTGTGCCGGTGTCTATACCGAGATCTGGACGGGTGAACTGGTGAAATACCTGCGCCGTGGCCTGGAAGCCACCTGGCTTGACGGCATTCCCGACTCATCGAGCATTGTGAACAACGACGTGATTCATCTGGTGGAGGTAGGTGTTGATCCTGACGTACTGATCAACAACACGACCTATCCCATCCCCCTGCAGGCACTTGATGACCAGGACATCGCCATTCAGCTGGATAAGTTCCAGACGAAGGTGACCCCGATTACAGACGATGAACTGTATGCCATCAGCTATGATAAGATGCAGCGTGTGAAGGAGAGCCACGGCAACGCCATCAACGACTCGAAGTTCCAGAAGGCAGCCCATGCCCTGTGTGCTCAGCAGAACAGTGCCACCACCCCGGTACTGGTTACCACCGGCGAGCGAGATGCCGACACCGGCCGCTTGAAGTTGTGCGTGCAGGACATCATCAACCTGAAGCGTGCTATGGACAAGCTGAAGGTGCCAGCCGACAACCGCCGTCTGGTATTGTGTACCGACCATGTCAACGACCTACTGGAGACAAGTCAGGTGTTCAAGGAGCAGTACAACATCAACCGCAACGACGGTACCGTAGGCAAGCTGTTCGGCTTCAACATCTACGAGTTTGCGAATAACCCGCTGTACACGACCGCAGGCGTGAAGAAAGCCGTGGGTGCAGCAGCTGAGAATGGCGAGTTCCAGTGCTCATTTGCCTTCTACGTTCCCCGTGTGTTCAAAGCCACCGGTTCTACGAAGATGTACTTCAGCGAGGCTGCCACGGATCCCGAATACCAGCGCAACAAGATCAACTTCCGCCACATGTTTATTGCCCTTCCCAAGAAGGCCGATGCCGGCGGTGTGATCAGAAGCGGCTATCAGGCAACAGCAACCGTTCCTGAGGGATAAGACATAACGATAATCTTAACGAAAACGATTGACAATGAAACTGATTGTGAAGAACAAATTCCGTGACAAGTACGACCATGTGACGGAATACCCCAAGGACACCATCCTTGACGTGCAGGACAAAGAGCGTGCTGACGACCTTGTGAAGCGCGGTCTGTGTGCTGAGTATAAAGGCCGGAAAGGCACCAACGTGACTTTGGCCGCGGCTGAGCCGCAGCCTGCCGAGAAACCGGAGGATAATCCGGTAGCCGATGGTTCTAAAGAGCCAGCTGACGGTGGTGGAAAACCAAGTCTGAAGGAAAGGAGAAATGAGTAAGGCTTTGAAATATCTTGTAATCCACTGTACTGCTACTCCTGAGGGTCGCGAGGTGACCAGTGCCGACATCCGGCACTGGCACTGCGACCCCGTCGAGAAAGGCGGTCGCGGCTGGAAGCAGGTAGGCTACACGGACATGATCCATCTGAACGGCGGCGTGGAGCGTCTGGTGGGTAATAATGAAGATGCGTGTGTGGATCCCTGGGAGGTGACTAACGGTGCAGCCGGATATAACCAGGTGAGCCGTCACATAGTCTATGTGGGCGGCAAGAGCAAGGACGGTAAGACCAACAAGGACACCCGCACACAGGCCCAGAAGGACGCGCTGGCGAAGTACGTGAGGAACTTCCACCGGAAGCATCCGAACGTGGCGATCGTTGGACACAGAGACCTGCCCGGCGTGAAGAAGGCCTGCCCATGCTTCGACGTGAAGAGGTGGCTGCAAGAGATCCATCTGTAGTGAATAACCTTTAAAACAAAAAGAAGATGACACGTTTACTGAAGATTTTGCTTTTCCTGGCGGTAGCGGTATTGCTGACCGTCGTGTGTGTGCCCTTCGCCCTGGCAGCCGGTGAGAGCTGGTCGGTGGTGCTGTTTGTGACAGTACTTGCGCTTGTGGCTGAAGTGGTGCCGAGTGTGATTAAGAAGGTGGATATCGACTGGGTGGCCCCAGCGGTAGCCGTAGCCGGTTCCATCGTAACCCTATTGATCATGCTATGCTGAAGACGCTGAAGGCACGGTTTGACGCGTGGAACAACCGCCACTTCGACAAGGTGGAACACCTGCTGGCGGGCTATGCCCTGACTGCCGGAGGCGGTCTGACGGGCGGTCTCTGGGGTGCTCTCCTCTGTGGCGTGGCGGTAATGATGCTGGAGACGCTGAAAGAATGGATCGTTGACACGGAGTTCGACTGGCAAGACTGGTTGTGGACTCTCGGTGGAAGCGCGGTGGCCGTGTTGCTCAGTGTGATTGGCTGCGATGGAATCACAGCTTAATAGACGTTACAGATGTTTAACCAAAAGTGAAGGAAAATGGACGGGATGTTAGAGATACTGCAATGGGTGGTTCCCTCGGGTGCCGTTGCCTCGATAGCGACGTGGCTGATAGACCGCGGTCTGCGTCGTGTGCGCAGTGCGAAGGAGATCCACGATACGTACAAGCAGATGTATGAAGACGTCTCGGCCTCCTTGGTGAGCCTTCAACAGAAACACGAAGAAACAAATGAGAAACTGGAAGAACTTACGGCCGAACACCTCCGCACACGGCGTGCGCTCAACCGGCTCAGCCGTGCGATTGAGGCTATTGAGTCGTGCGATTATCGGAATATTTGTCCTGTCAGGAGTGAGCTGCAGATCAGCGAAGACTGTGAAGGAGACCTCCATGGCGGCGGAGCTGGCAGACAGCCAGGCGGTAAGCGCAGTTCACGGCGTGAGCCTCAGGAGCGTGGGCGGAACCCCAAGCACGGGGACGGCGCGGATCCGGGTCATGGTGGGAGAAAACCCAAACCAGGCCAGCAGCCCCTCCTCAGCCACCAGCCCCTCCCCAGCCCTCCCCCGTAGGGAGGGAGCATACTTCGGCCAGCCGCTGCTGGTGATTGAGGCCGAAGCGGACGGGAGCGGCGGCGTTGCTCCGGAGGTGGAAGCCTCCAGCAGCACCGAAGCACAGCTGACGAGCAGCGGCAGGACAGCTGCCAGCAATAGGGCCAAGACACGGGAGAAGCCTCCTAATCCGGGGCTGTACGTGATGGGCTTCATGGGCCTGATAGGCATAACGATTATGGGTCTGCTGGGCTTTGTGGGGTTTATATTAAAAAAGCATTTAAACAATAATTAAAAACAGTTAGAACAATGGAAGGGAACTATGTTAATGGCAGCGACCTGCTGCTGAAAGTGGGCGGAGCCGCCATCGGCCACTGCACGAGCCACACTCTGACGTTCAACTCAGAGACGAAGGACCGAGCCGTGAAGCCCGTAGCCTCGGCCGCGAAGAGTGCGGGCCTTTGGAAAGGCAAGGGCGTGACGGGAATGTCGATCTCAATCAGCTTTGAAGGCCTTCGTTTCTATAACGAGACGGAGAATGGCTTCGAAGAGATTGCTTCGCAATGGGGAAAGGGCGAGAGTGTGGAGGTAGAGGCCTTCAAGCGCGCAGGCGACGCCACCCCCTACGTGAAAGGTAAGTTTGTCATTGCCTCGCTGGAGGAGACCTCCCCAGCTCAGGATGATGCCACCTATACGGGCAGTCTGGAGAACGACGGCGAACCCGATATCTATCCCGGTAAGACTTCGGCTGCGAGCAGCGAGCCTGAGGGATAAACCGCCCAACCGCCTCTTCCCTACGGGGGAAGGGGTGGTTGCGATACAAATTCCCGAGCAGGGCTCGCCTATCCGTAGCCTTTCGCAACAAACAAGAAACAGTACATATAACTTAATGATTACAACATGAAAGAGATATTCATAGAGATAGATGGCAAACAATATCCATGCCGACCGACTATGGGCGCGTTGCTCCGCTTTAAGAAAGAGACGGGGCGTGAAGCCTCAACGCTCATGGGCACTGACTTAGAAGGGAACATCACGTTCCTGTGGTGCTGTATCGTGAGTGCATGCAAGCACGACGGCAAGGAGTTCGGGTTGAGCCTGATGGACTTTGCAGATGCCATCGATGCTGATGACGTAAATGGTTGGGCTAAGCAACTCGACCAAACGGGTGGTTCGGGCGGCAGTGGTTCTGACGGCGAAAAAAAAACGCGCCTGAAATAGAAGAGCTGCTGGGGTTCGCCCTGGGCTGTATGGGTATGCGGCTGGATGACTGGTGCCGGTTGGACGTGGACGATTTCAACAGTACGGTGAAAGCCTGGAGCGAGATGCGCGATGGCGATGAGCATGGACGTTGGAACCGTATGCGTATCCTGGCGAGCATCGTTATCCAGCCGCATGTGAAAGGAAAGATGAAGCCGGAGCGGCTGCTTCCTCTGCCTTGGGACAAAGGGCGCGACAGGCAAGCAGATAAGCGGAAGGCGGAGACCCTGAGCAAGGAAGCCCAGAAGGAACGGCTGGAAGAACTGCTGAAGCGGAAGGGGGTTGCTATACAATAGCAACATACCATACGGAGAAGAAGGCGGTGGCTATTCAAAGAGATTGTGATGGCGAACGTTTGGGTCATTGAAATCGACATCATGCCACAGCCAGCCACAGATGAAGGTCAGCATAAACACCGCTATCGCGGAAATCACCATTCCCCAGACAGTGAACTTCGTCCACCCTACAAAACATGCAATGCAGAAAGCCAGAAAGGCGATCAGCGCTATCGCAAAGAGGGAATAGAAAATTTTCTTCATCATAACGGTATTTCTCTTTATTTGCTACAAAGATACGAAAAAAATTTGAAACATCTACTTGCGTTTCATCAGTTTGTCTTCTGGATCCACATACTTCTGTGGAGAGAGCACGAGAAAGACTACGGCTGCAAGCCCAAGCATCACTGCCCAAAAGAACATGGCCTTGTGAAGCCCGGTTAAACAACATGCCAATGAGGCAATGAGCGAAACAGGCATCGCCCAGAATGCCGCGACACAGGCTTTTCCTCTTAAATTTAGTTCTTTCATATCAGAGTAAGATGTAAATCTGCTGCAAAGATAATAATAAAAATGAAAAATAAAGTAAGTTTTCAGTTAGAAATTGAGGCTGTTGGCGATCAAAACGTCAGACGGATAACGGCTGATGCCAAGGAACTTGGTCGTATGGTTAAAGAAGTCACTGACGAACTGGGGAAGCTTAACACCAAATTGCTGGACAATATAAACAATATTTTGTAAAGCAAGTGCATTCTTCACACGAAATTGATAAAAAAGATATAAAAACGCGATTAATCCATTTATACTGCTTTCACGTATGGATTCTTTTCAGATGTTTCCAAAATGGAAACAACTGTCTCTGATGGAAAAAGAAAAATAGCTTTCGACTGGTAATGGTAGAATTTATCTGAAAAT